AAGAAATAAAAGAACTAGAACACAAACTGTGGATTACATATGGACCATAACATCGCATGGACAAACGGTTTCAGCACTTGGAACATGAAGACTTCACAATTTGTAAAGCATGTAAAGTGGGAAGATAACAAACTAATTCTTGTTTATCACAGGCTATATGACGACATGTATAGCATTGACGAAGTGCAAACCCTTGATGGCCAAAACATCATCGACATGTTGCGCGATAGAGTAATCCAAGCATTGGAGAAAATGATATGAAAGATATACCAGCATTTCCAATCGTTGTTGATTATGGCGATGGCGTGAAATATCAAACTGGCATGACTTTGCGTGATTACTTTGCGGCTAAGGCTATGCAAGCACTTCTTGGGTATGAAGAAAGCACACTTCAAAATGATGCTGAAGTTGCATATCAAATGGCAGACGCAATGATGAAAGCGAGGGAATTATGAAAGTAAAAAGCCTATACGAACAGTTCAAGCAAGAGTTTATGGCATCAAGTGTTGAGTACTGTTGCTATTGTTGCCAGCCAAGAGAAGAAAAGATTGGCTGTTGCCATGAAAACCATTTTGTTGAGTTTAAGGATCTATATCCCGAAGACCAGCAAGCCATCATCAACGAAGAGTTAGAACTAGCATTTGGAGCAGAGTAATGAGAGTAAGAGTACGTAAACATCCAACAGCTTATTGGGTAGTAGAAAGTAAAGTTTGGTTTCAGCGTCGTTGGTATTACGAACAATCATTTCATGGTGACGACATGGAAAAAAAAGCATTGCAATATGCTCAAGAATTAATTGATCCAATAATTATTGAAATTAAAAAGGAAAAGAAATGAGTGTAGAGAACCTACTTAAACTGAATGTAAACGAGCATACAGAGAAGAAAAATGGTCTGACATACCTGTCATGGGCATGGGCATGGGCAGAGGCTCTAAAGGCCGATCCAGCAGCCACATACAAGATAGAAATGTTTGATGGCAAACCATTTGTAGACATCAATGGCACAGCAATGGTGATGGTTACTGTCGTTATGTTTGGCAAACCAATGACCTGCCAATTGCCTGTGATGGATTACCGCAACAAAGCAATCCCTAATCCTGATGCATTTGCAGTCAACACAGCCATCATGCGTTGCATGACAAAAGGTTTGGCATTGCATGGTCTCGGTCTATACATTTTTAGTGGTGAAGACATTCCCGAAGAAGGTGGTGTTAGACGCAAAGGTGATGCACCAATAATTACTCCCAAAGGTAACCCAACGGTTAATGAGGAAGACGAAGAATTCTTACGTGAGATGGCAGCATCTTGTGAGGAATTGGTTAGTGTCGGCAAAGCAAAAGAAGCATCCCAAATGCTCGACGAGGCAATGCTAGATAGTGATCAAAAAGTATGGCTCTGGAGTCAGTTAACTGCACCAACCAGATCCGCAATTAAAAAACAGAAAGGTTAATCATGGAAATTTCAATCGAATGGAAAGAGGGCAAATACCCCTCCTTTAACTTAATCCTATCCTCTAAAGTGGGCGTAGACCCATTTATCACGATTAAGAGTTGCAGCATCATGTCAGGCAGTAAGGGTGAGTTCGTTAAGTACCCATCAAAGAAAATGGACGATGGCAAATGGTTTAACTACATCTATGCCAACGAGAAATTTAACTCTGTAGTGCTTGAGAAGGCCAAAGCTGCCAAGCAAAACACGCCTGTTAAAACCGTTGAGGATATGGACGACTCCGTACCCTTCTGATGATGGACGAAGAACTCAAACCTTTATGCTTTCACTCTAGAAAGCAATTTATGGAATGGTTAGCCCTCGCACGATTGGTCAAGGAAACTTGCTCGATCTGTGAGGACTGTACTGATAAATTTGGCTATAAAACACGAATGAAAGAGGAAAACAGATGTCATCAAGCCTTTTGGACGCATCCAGACAGAATGTTTCGCAGAGTGGTCAGGAAATGAAAATACTCGATTTCTTCAGAGCGCGGGTCCTTGATCCAATAACAAGTCATATGGCTGCTGAAAGCATCACTGATGTAGCAAAAGCCCATACAGAAGTTATCCATGCCTGCCTTAAAAGATATGGCCCCCTAGGAAAAGATGGCATAGCAAAGTATTCTGGCCTGCGGAACGATCAGGTTTGGAGGCGATTGCCAGAAATGCAAAAGATGGGGATGGTGGAGTTAACAGGTAAAACAGCTAGGTCTAACTCAGGTAGATCAGAAAGGGAATGGCAGGCTATATGACACAAGATGAAGAACTAAAAGCCTGCGTGAAGTCTTTCTTTGAGGACTATCTGAACACGAGGGTGTGTTCGGACTCAGGACGCATGTGGGCACCGATAGCTGTAAGTTGCGCTAGAGTAATGAAACTTGAACCTTTAAGTATCTTATTGGAACGTATGCGCGTCCTAAGTGGCGCAGAAAAGGCACATGATGAACAGTGAAGAAATCATTGAGATGGCTAGACCTAGAGCATGGTATGGCAACGTTGAAGGATGGACGTTTAATTCTTATGAAGAACTTGAAGCCTTTGCCAAACTGGTAGCAGAGAAACAACAACGAACATGGGTAGGGCTGACGGATGAGGAGGCGCAAAAGACATTTGCAAAACACAACTGCACCATTTCGGCTGACCTTGCAGGGATACTAGCCCGAGCCATAGGTGCTAAATTAAAGGAGAAGAACACATGACACAAGATGAAATCATTGAGATGGCTAGACAGGCTGGTGCAAGGGCATGGCAAAACCAAAATTGTTATGTTGAATTCTTGTGCAATCTTGAGCAACTTGAAGCCTTTGCCAAACTGGCAGCAGAGAAAGAGCGTGAAGCTTGTGCAAAGGTGTGTGATGAACTGATTGCTCATGTAATTACGAACGGAACACCTGTTGAAGCATTTAATTACGCAAGTAATGCTTGTGCAGCTTTAATCCGAGCAAGGGGACAAGCATGATTAGCGACGCAGAAAAATTAGCCCTTTTGAGGGCTTCTAAAGATTTAACACCGCTTGAGTTGATAGAAGCCATTTGTGAGGCGTGTAAGGCAACTTTCATTAATTCAGATATTGCTAGAAAAGAGCGTGAGGCGTGTGCAAAGTTGTGTGAAGATATTTCAATAACAGGTATTTTTTTAGATGCAATTTCTTGCAATCACACAAAAAATTTTTGCGCCCACACAATTAGAGCAAGGAGGCAAGCATGATCGATTCTTTACTCACCATTATTGCTTTACTTTTTTCAGGTGCGGTTATTGGGGTGGCAATCCTGATAGCCGTGCTTTACATGAGCATAGAGAAATGAAAGTCACTCTAGAGTTTGAAGACCTAGAAGATGCAAAAAGAGCCATCCATGCAAGTGATGCGTGGATAGCCCTCAGTGAAATTAGCGAACTACTTAGATCGCAGCGTAAACACGATGTCCCTGTGGAGCAGACCTTGGCCTGCATTCAAGAAATCGTGCAAGACGTTATGCCTCTAATTTACTCGTAAGATTACTCGTAATCTTCTTCTTCGTCTTCTTCTTCGTCTTCGATTTCAATCCATTCGTCAGCTTCTTCGTCATAGTAGTAGCTGATACCGTCTTCGTCAGTGAAGACTAATTCGTCGTCTTCGCACCAGCCGCACTCTTCTTGCAACTCGATAAACTCAGACAACAAAGCAACTTTAGAAAAATCGCTGGTTTCGATTGTGATTGTTTCGCCCCAGCCACCCAACTCGATCTCGACCTTGTACATATAAATCCTTTAAACGTTGATGATTTGACCTCTAAACTCGACCTGATTTTCGTCCCACTTATGAACCAGTTCAGGCCAAAGAAGTTTCCCATCAATAAATGTCAGAATTGCGAAACCTGACCTGTGATTTAGGGGATTGTCCTCTCCATAACTGAACTGCGGTCCATATGGTTCAGCAAGTGTACCTGTATCTACGCCAAATCGGTTACCGTTATAGTCAGCATAAGGTGTTACTTTTAGGCTGTGCAGGTGGCCAGTAACAATACTTTTTCCTGCTGTTGCGGTGTTATTGTGCGTTGCATGAACACCACCTTTATACCTATGTTTAACAACCAAATCATCTGTAGGCCAGCAGGTCATACAGAACTCCCAGGCTGGGAAATGGTCCTCTAACTTAAACCCATAGGTTTGGGCAAACTCAGGCGCATTGGCTGCTAAACGGGCGTTAAACCGCGCATCGTGATTACCCCATGTATAGACTAGTCTGACGTTATGACGCGCCTCCTTGGCCGTCTCTTCGACCTCAGCAAGTCGTTTCTGACAAGCTTTTAACTCTTCTATGAGACTAGGCTCTTTACCTGATACACCAGAAGGTGGGTGGCGACTGATAGATGCCCCGTCCAAAGCATCGCCATTACATATCACAAATGCTGGCTTAAACTCTTTAATCGCCCATAAAAGACCTTTATGAGCAGTTGTGATGATGCCAGGCCAATAGTGTGCGTCTGAAAATACTATGCCCACCCCATTTAAAACACCCAGCTGCTTGCGTTGATAGGCTGATGCCGATCTCTCTGGCCTATTGTTTGGGTCCTTAGCTTCCAATAACAGACCATATCTTGTCTCTAATTCTGCTCTGCGCCTCTGAAGGGTTCGTAGATTGCCCCCTATTATTTTGTGTATAGCAGTAATAGAACCATGTGTTTTCCACAATTCTATGAACTCAGCATCGGTAACACGGGGCTTTTGAGGCATGATCACTCCAGTTTTAATCGCCAATACGAGGTATGTTTAGCCATCCAAGGTTGTGATGGGTTAAACATCTTGAAACCACATGAGATTAGAGAATTAGCAGAAGCAGGGTTGTCGTAGGTGCTGGTGATCAACCAGTTCATTTTGAGAGTTTTCGCCTGTCTGATGCGGACGCGAATAAACTTCTTCTGTAATCCCCGTCCACGATAATTAGGAACAACACCAGCGCGTATAAGGTAACCGCAATCAGACCAGCGAGAAGAATAAACAAGACCTGCGAAACCACAATCCACACCATCCTTAGTAGCAATCCACCAATATCCATGAGTTGTGTCGTAAGGTTTGTCATAGGGTAGGCATTTCTTTTGAAGTACAGACAGTCTCGTCTGCACAGAGTCGAGGCGAATGTCTACGCGCTGTATTTTCATGGCGTGTATTAGACAAAGGTAATATGACTTATTTATGAACTAAGAAACAAAGCACGTTCGTCTTTGCGTCTAGTCACAAGTCCTTTTAATTCTTTGCCACCTGCTTTGGTGTACTTTAAGAATTCGTCCGCTGCCCCTTCAATATCCCCGCGAAGTACTTTCTGCCGAAGCGTCGAACGCTGGAGTGTTCCAAGACCGACGTTAAAGCTAAAAGAAACAAGGCCATCAAACTGACCTTGTGTAAGAGGGACAGGACAGAAAGAGGAGACCCCACGTTCAAACCTTGCCAAATCTGCTCTAAGAATTGCATCTACTTCATCCATGCTAAAAACGCGATTGTCCTCAGGACGCAACTGTATGGCCATCCGCTGATCAACAGGCAACTTAGCCTGCGAGTCATACATTAAATGGCCAACACCCACCGTCCACAGATACACCGAATCACGATAAGGCTTTTGCCGAACCCCTTCGTGATGCTTGATGTCTTCAATACAACGTGCGCTTACGTTCATTTCTTTTCAAATGCCTGTGAACCAAACCAGAAAGCCACAATCGATGCCCAGATCAACTGAGTATCGTTGTCCCACAATTGGTCTAAACACTCGCCAAATGGCACATTGCTATGCCATGCATACAAGAAACCAGCAATATCTACAAAGACCAAAAGCAAGAACATACCGTAGGTCAGGGTAGGACGAACCATTGCACGGGCATTGATAACCCATGAAGACGCACCCTTGCTGATCTCGATGTCGTGGGCATACAGTGCTTGGCGCTCTTGGACTTTGGCGTTGACCATAGCTACGTTAGCCTGCTGGGTAGCTACCTCTGCCTGCACCTTGATCTCGTCCAGGTGGATAGCCTCGATATGCTCTTGAGACTCCAAGCCAGCCTTCTTCAAGGTCAACTCGCGCTCAGTCTGCATTTGGGCTAGGGCAAGTTCATGTTGT